GGCGGCAGTTAACGAGTTCCATATACGCAGCATAGAGTGAGTGATAGATACCTTGACTGAAGGGTTCACTTATCACCCTTGCGAAGGCGGGTATTCCATCATGTGATGGAATGCCATATCTGTACTGGGATGGGTCTTTGCAGAAAACCTTGCGCTGTTCCGGCGTGAAGTGCAGCATCTTGAACGTCTGGTCGAGATAGTATCCTGCCATTTTTGATCGCGCGTAGATCGCGCGTGTATCTAGATTTGTCATTTCCGATCTCCGATTTGTTCATTTGAACTTTTAATTGATCCGCGCCCGACAACAGTCAGGTTACAGACAGGACGATTTGGTGGTTGTGAGAGGCGCGGTGGTGGATGATGAGCCGTAGCGCAGTCTGATCTTCGACCAATACAAAGCCAATGGCTTCGCAGCGCCTCTCATTGATCAGGCTATCATCTCAACTCGTTGCCTGCAATCTCTTGCCTTCCTCTATCTTCCTCAAGGCGCGTTCGACTGCGGCCTTGCTGGCCGATAGTTTGACCTTTGGTTTAACATTGGTTTCGCCGCCGATCTTATCAATCCAAATTTGTTTAGGTGCAGTGAGTGGATGACCAAACGTCATTAAAGGTAGCACAATTCCAAACCTTTCGCAGGCTGACTCAATCGACTTGCGATGAAAGCCAAAGTGCGCCGCCGTTTGTCCAGCATTCCAACGGCGTGCTAGTGCTGCCTCCATCATGTCACGGGTTATAGTCTTTCGGCCATTCATTTTCTGCTCTCCGTTTTATGGCGGTAACCTCAGGCAAATTACCCCGGCACATATACTCTATCAACTCTAACTGCTCCTGCGTGACCCACCACGCAGGGAGCTTGACGTATCCAGCCAACCTCAACGCTCTCGCTCCGGGGCTGTTGGAGGGGTCACGCGGCATCGTATTCCTGCCAATTTGTGATTTCAGTGGGCGGCTCCCCGTGCCTAATCGTAATGCCTACGGGCCAGAGTTTCAGGATCAGCAAAAACATACCGCTAGTCCTGTATGCCTCAATGCCAAAAGCCACGGTGAGGCGCTGCCTGTGCATGTGTATGGTCAGACGTTTCACGGCTCCTTCCCCTCAATAAGCTGGGCGATCTGGTTGGCCAAGAAACCGATCTTCAGGTTCGTGCCAGTCACCCGATGGGCGATGGCGTGTAGGGCTTCTTCGGTGAGTTCAAAGGTCGTAGACCTTCCGCCGCATGACTGACAGTCGCGGCGTCTCCTGACTGCGTGGGCGGCGACACCAAACGCTTCCATGTGGACGGGTCTACTGTCAGCAGTCCCGCCCAGACTTTTTTCTCCGCACAGCGGGCAATACATATGGTTGATTTTCAATGCTCCGCTCATGGCTTCTCCTCCTTCACATTCGCCCGCAGATACAGCCGCTTCGACCCGGCCCCGCAGGTCGGGCATTTGGTTTCCCGCACCAGCTTGCTCAGCTTCCGCGTGTCCATCGGGAAGACCGCGTCGGGGGTGCTGAAGTTGGTGTCGCAGTCGCCGCAGCGGAAGTGCATGCGCTTGTCTAGGTCAGTCATGTCTTCTCTCCCTCAATCTCGGCCAGCGTATCTCTGGCAAAGGCAACAAGATGACTGTCGTTGGAATAATCCATGACGTGCTTCATCGCCCTTGCAAATTCGCCCTCGACCTGAGCAATCCCGTTCTCCATCACGACCTGAGCCATGCGGCAGATATTGAGTTGCTTCTCCAACTCCTCCGCATAAGCCTCGGCCTCCTTGGCGTCAGCACGGGCGGCTTCGGCGCGGGCAATGTGCGTGGCGTTTTCCTGAAGGTTCAGCAGCGCCAACGCTTCATGCTTGTCCCGCTCCCGCTCCAAGGCTTCGATGCGGTCGGCGGCTTCGTCGCAATTGCAATTCGGACTTTCGCAGCAATGCTTGTCCCGCAGCCGCTTCACCAGTTCTTCGTCAGTCATGTCAGTCCCTCCATGTTTTCATCAGCAGCGAGTTCAGATGCACAACTTCACCAAGCCTCGCCATGCGCCATCTCCCCCACGCCCAACTGTATCCGTCCTCTGGGTATGACTTCCGCACCATCACGACAGGGAGCCACCCCCACTTGAGGTGGATGCAGACTTGCTGTGCGTCATGCGATGGTTCACTCATCCCCGTGGCTTCCTTTGCTTGCTGTCTTTCCAATCCACTGTCCCGATCTGCACGATGCCGGGGAAGTCGTCGATGCGGCGGTAGTCCCAAGATGTGAGCCAAACACCGCCTTCTGCCGTTAGCCACGGTTCATTGGCATCATAGGCATGAATTGCACCATCGATTTCATCCCGCGCAACCCACTCAACCCAATCAGGTAGTCGATCCCATGCGATCACGTCTTGGGTCTTGGGCAGGGGGACGGTGCGGTAGATTATGTTGTGGTGCCAAGTAGGCTCCACGGGGTCAACAAACATAGTCCCGCTATAGCGAGCCTGAAACTTCCCACCCGCCTTCTCATGCTCATGCAGCGCAGCCTTTTCCTCGTCGGTCAGCAGGCCGTAAGGCACTCGGTTGTTGGTCATGTCGATGGTCATTTCCGCCCCCGTTCCCAAGCCGCCCGCGACAGGCGGTTCGCCAGCGCGTCCATGTCCTCGACGCTGATCTGGCGGTTGGTGATGATGGCCCAGTAGACCAAGTCAGTGAACCGCTTGGCTGGCAGCACGGATGCCGCATTGTTGATACCCAGTGCAGCCTCTGCCTGCACGTCACGGTGCGGCATGGTCTCTGTTTTCTTTCTCCAAAACATATCTCTCTCCCTCAGTGAGTTGTTTGTTTTCTTTGTTGTTCGTCGTACATGTCTGCGGTCAGTCGCAGGCCGAGCGAAATCCTGTCCCTGCTGATGCCTCTTGACTCGCCGTAAATATAAATCGAGGTGATCAGCTCAGAGGTTATCTCAGCGGGATCATCGATGAATGCGCTGTAGATTGTGAGCGTCAGGGCGCACAGTTCTCCCACGCTCAACTCATCCGGTAGCGCGTCCATCACGGCGTCCACGTGTTCTTGTGTCATGTTTTGTTTCATGTTCGTACCTTTTGATTATGCCGCACGCAGATATGTGGTCTCGCCCCAAGGTGCGGCTGTTGCTTGGCTCCAACTGGACACCCACAGCGTTGGATAGTCAGGCTCGACATCAGGGTAGTCCCAAACCTGCAGGTCACTCAAGTAAATCATGTTATCTACCTCTATGTCGTTCTCTTCGATGTACTGGAACACCGGGGTCACCGACGTTCCGCCGCGCCCACCGACATGGATGTCGTCGATCACTTCGCCGCGTTCATAGCGCCGCACTGTCCTCACATGTGTGTCGCAGGTGATGACGGTGATCGACGTTGGCATGATGTCCTCGCTGATCGCGTTCAACTCGCCGAGGAATTGGGTCAGTTCCTCATGCGAAACCGATCCGCTGGTGTCGATGCCGATCACCACGTTGCCAGCACCGATCCTCTGGATTGAAGGCGCGACGATGCCTGCCATGTGATACATCGCGCGCTGCGGTCGGCGCATGCTGTAGTCGTCGGGCTGGTCGCCACCAATGAACCGACGCAGCACGTCACGCCAATCGACCTGCGCCCGCTTCATTTGCGTGACCATCTGTTCAATCTTGGCAGGTAGTTTGCCGACAGCCTTGGCAGAACTTGCTGCCATCATGACCTTGCTGTCGATGTCGGCTTCCATTTGCTGCTGTTCTGCGGGTGACAGGCTTTCTCCCTGTTTCCCCTTGGCATCTGTCACCTCTCCGAAACCACTGCCCTGCGCCTTCTCTCCCACGTTATCCGGCAGTCGATCATAGGCAGCCTCAGCATTGAGGTTGCTGTATTGATCATCGATCAGGGCACCCTTTGGCAAGGTGAAGCCAGCCTCTACGAGGATGGGGTTGATGACGTAGTCGCAGGCGTAGTTCCATTTCTGCGGATCACGCTCGCCGCGCCGCAGCATGTGCTTCATGACGATGTGCATGACCTCATGTGCCAGCACGCCAGTGCATTCGTCCTGCGTCATCCGATCCACGAAGGAGGGCGACCACATGATGGACGATCCGTCCGTACACATGGTCGGAATGCTGTCATCCGGCGCGACCCTGATCGACAGGCACACCGACCCAAAGAACGGGTGTCGCACCACCAGTTGCGTGACGGCGCGGGACATTTTCATTTGTGCGTCCATTGTTCTCTCCAAAAAGTTCAAGTGAACTAAAAACCCCAGCGAAATTTCGTCGGGAGTTTCGTTTTGCTTACAGGATCAGGTTCTTGCCCACGCTCATGATCCAATCGCGCACAGGATCGACCTGCTTCAGTGACTTGTCGCGCGACAGTGCATCCTTGACCACGAAGGCCGCGAACTCCTGTTGTGGCAGGCGCATCAGGTACTTGATCACGTTGCCCGCGTTCTTCGCGTTCATCTTGGACGACAGCGCAGCGCAGATGGCGTACATCACCGCCGGGTCTTGGCTGATCATTGCCGTCATTGGGTTGGCGATCAGTTCATCCATGTCTGGCACGGTGTTGTACATTCTGATGAAGCCAGCGAAGTCAGCCGTTGCTGCGCGCCCGACCTGCCCAGCCAGAGCCTCAAGCTGGTTCACTGGTTCGAGGCCCCACGACATGATCGATGACACGCGCTCCCACGAACGGGGTGAGGCGCATGCGTTCGCGTCACGGTCGAACTTGTGCAGCCACTCGGGGCGGAAGCGAAGGAAGGCACACACCCGCTCGTCGATCCGCTTTGAGTAGAAGTACTTGATCGTGTCTTCGAGATCGGCTTCGACTTCGAGGAACATGAGGCGATCCTTGAGGTGTGACGGCATGTTGTTGGTGCCCGCGCGATCCGACATCCGGTTGCCCGCTGCGACGATCACCCACCCCTCGGGCAGTTGGTGAGGGCCGACCCGGCGTTCGTTGACGATCTGTGCTGCGATGTTCTGGTTGGCGGTGGGTGCCTGTGGCAGTTCGTCGAGGAACAAAACGCCTGTGCCTTTCGTCGGCATCCAATCTGGCCGCATGCGGATCATGCTCTCGCCGTCCTTTGATGGGACAGGCCAGCCGCCCAACTCGCCAGCATCGTATTGTGCCAGCGACAGGATGCTGCACTCCATGTCCATGGCAGCGGCCACATCCTTGACGATGGTGGTCTTACCAAGGCCAGCACCGCCGATCAGGTAGGGCACGACGTACTGTGCATCGCGGGCGTTCTTCAGGCTTAGGGCGTGGGCAATGGCCTTCTCGATGATGGCCTGTGCTTGGGAAAGTTTCATTGTGCGGTCTCCAGTTCTCTGATGATGTTATTGATTTGTTGATCGATCTGCCGCTGATCCTCGCGGATGCTGGTGCGAAACGATTTGTTTTCGAGCATGGCGCGTTGCTCTCGCAGCGCCACAACGCGCGGGTCTTTGTCAGCCAGTGCCTTTTGTTTCTCATGATGACGCGCCACCCGGACGCAGGCATGTGCATCTTTCAAGGCGTGCGACAGGTCTTTGATGGTCACGGGGCCATAGTCACGGCGCACCCAGTGATCCTGCGCAATCCACGCCCAAGCAAGGCGCATTGCTGCGCCTTTCTGCATGTAATCGATGGCTTGGCTTTGCAGTCTCTCGATGCTGTCTAGCTTCATCACAGGCTCCAATTGTGCAGGCAGATAGGCCCGATCCCCAGTTCGATGGACACAGGGTCGGTCAGTGGGCGACCGCAGCATGAGCATTGCCCTGTCAGCTTGCCGTGTCTGACGGCCTCACCTTTCGGGTCACGCGCCACAGCGACAACGTTGTCAGGCACGTCAGAGGCGCAGGTCTTGGCGGGCACGAACATGCTGCCCGTGATCTTGCCTTGGTAGTCAGGCCCGCGCTTGACGTAGACAGCGCCAGCGTTCTTGCCGTTGGTGGGTGCCAGCGAAAAGGACAGAGCCGCAGCGCGGAACACAGGCTTCTTCACCTTGGCGTGAAGGAGCAGGTCTTTGATGCGCGACACATCAACGGCACGCGCCATGTTGCTCTTGGTCTCGGCGGTCTGCTTGGCCTTCAAGATCATGCGTTCTGCCGCGTCCCACTGGCGCTCCGACAGTTCGCCCTTGCGCTGGTACTGGTTCAGCAGGCTGTAGGCAAAGTTATTCCATTCGACCATGGGCTTCAGCGCCTCGACGATCTCTTCGTATTCCATCACACGCGCTCCTTGTGTGCCTGCAATTCACGCAGGATGTTGACGAGGGCCAAGGCATGTCCGCCGTTCTGGATGGCGTCACGCGCGATCAACTCGACCTGATCGAGTGTCTCTTGCATCTCAGCCTTTTTCATGGCCAGCATGAACACCCCAATGTCGATGTCTTCTTCGTGTCCGCCGTGCTCGATGGCGTCACGCGCGATCAAATCGATCTGAGCGAGTGTCTTTTGCATCTGTTCCATTTCGATCTCCCGTTTAGTTCGCATTTCGATCTCCCGTTTAGTTTGTTTGAACTTTTCACCATGTGTCAGGCATCGACAGCATGGCGAACATGATGATCAGCACCACGACCTTGAAGGCCAGAAGTTCTGCGATCTCGCGCATCATGCGAACACCCCCACTTCTTCGCAGGCCTTGAACAGCGCGCCGATCTCCTCGCCGGAGAACCGCTTGCCCTTGCTGTTCATGGGGTAGGTGCGGATCACGCTGCTACCAGCGACATCCTTGTGCTTCCACTTGACGGGCTTGCCAGCTTTTTTCATGGCCAGCATGAACACCCCAACGTCGATGTCTTCTTCGAGGAAGACCGTGGGCTTGTAGCTGATGACGACGGCATAGCTGAACCGCGACACGTCTTCGAGCGTCACACCGACGTTCAGCATGTCCTGATACGGCACCTCAAGCCAGCCGTGGCCGTCATCGTGGTGGAATGTGTAGGTCATTTCGCTTCTCCCAAAAGGTAGGAAACAACGCTGTCCCAGTCGGGGAAGCGTTCCGTTCCAAAGTGGATGTGCATTCCGGTGAACTTGCCTGCGCCGTTGGCCGTTCTGTCATCGATCAGGTAGTCACCAATGTTGAGGTGCTTGTTATGGCTCAGGATCAACCGCTTCTTTGCGGCCTCACCCAAGTGCCGCCGCACCCAAGCAGCCTTGTCGCTCCACGCAGAGACGTTCCCCCAAGGGGCCGTCGAAAGAATGTACACATCGTACACCTCAGACAGCTTGTGGAACGCCTCAATGCCGCCATCGATGGGCGGCAGATCACTGAACAGGTGGGGGATGTTGTCTTCCTCACCCGCGTAACGCTCCCGCACCTCTGGCCGCACAGCGGCAAGCCCTGCGGCAAAATCCGCAAGGACGCCGTCCATGTCGAAGTAAACTATTTTCATTGTCACTCTTCCTTCTTTCCCCAGATCAGCACCTTGCCGATCACCTTTGACCGCAGGTCGCTGCGGCCCAACAGTTCCTTGATGAAGTACTCTTCAAGGTCTTCGAAGCTTTCGAACTCACAACGGGTGTGTTCATTCCCTCGCGGGTCGCGGATCACGCTTTGTTTGACGAACATGTCACATCCTTTCTGTTCCATGGGATGCTGGCCCCGCAGGGCCAGACACCGATAGATCAGAACTCACCCAAGCCCTCGGCGACGAAGGCAGCGACGGCAGCGTCCACGGTTTCGTTCTCCGCACCAGCGCCAGCCTGTGCCGCCTTGGCAGCATCGCTGTTGCGGTAGGCACGACGCGCCGCCATCAACTCGCGCATCGCGTTCTGGAACTCGTCCAGTTCTTCGTCGGACAGGCCATCCTTGAAGACGTTGCCTTGGACGACCTTGCCGTCTTCGTCCTTGGCGCTCGACCACTTGCCGACCACCTGTTCAGCCAGCATCTGTGCCTTGGATTTCTCAGCCTCGCCCTTCACGGCCTTGGCCAGCTTGTTTTCGCTGTCGATGCCGTTGCCGTCGAAGAACTCGCGCACCATCTGGGGGGTCGCGTTGGACATCCCGCCCAGATCGAACAGGCGCACAGCACCCACGCTGTTTTCGATGTAACGCTTGACGGTTGCTTCTTTCAGGCCCGCCTCTTCAAGCAGGGCGGCACGCAGTGCCTTGCTGACGGCGCGGGGCAGGTTGCCCTTGACCAGCTTGACCGGGGCGATGGACGCGATCAACTCGCAGTAGGCACCGATCTTGCGGACGTTGGCGACCTCGTTGTTCGCCTTGTTGTCGGCCTTGAGGCCAGCGATCTCGGCCTCGGCGGCATTGATCACGTTGATGGTTTCGTCGGCGATAATGAACTTAGACATCTGGTTTCCTCCATCTGGCTGTCTAAAAACGAGGGTGATCCTCGGGATGCCAGCCCCGCAGGGCTGGTCACCGGAAGCTCACGCTGCAACGGGCAGGGCGTTGGGGCGCTGGCAGGCGATCTGCTTTGCCATGACGCTGAAGGCGAGGGCCGCGTGTTTCGGCAGGGATGCCCAGCCAAAGCTGCAGCACACCCACACGCCGTCTTGGCTGACCACCACATCACCGACCGACATCGAACGCAGGCCCTTGCAGTGGTAGATGGGCTGGACACCCGTGTCGAACGGCGCGCCGTTGTCGTAGTCGAACACGGCGACGATGCTGCGGGCCTCAACCGTCAGGCCGTGGTGGTACAGGCCGACCAGCGCAGCGCACATGACGTGCATGGGCATCTCGGGGTTGTCGCCCTTGGCGAATTGCAGGCGGCTGTAGGCAGCGCCCTCCGGCGATCCGTCCCAGCCCTTGGCGTTGACGGCAGCGGAAACGGCGTCGGACAGGTGCAGCTTGTAGACGTGGTAAAGCATGGTCAGTCTCCTTTGTTGATTGGCATTCGGGATGGCAGCCCCTCAAGGCTGCACACCGGAATGTCACCAGTTGGACATCGCCATCATCTCGCTGCGGTGCTCGTCCAGCACCTTCACCTGCCGCTTGCAGGCGGCGATAGCAGCTTTGGGCGTCTTGGCAGCGCCAATGGCAACGCCGATATCTTCATCACTCCAGCACTCGGCAAGGAAGTCCCAGCCGTGCTTTTCCCAGTTGGCGTTGGCGTGATCACGCACAGCCTTGATCAGGTCGTCAGTGCTGGGGCCACGGTAAATGTCCATGGCGCTTACTTCGAACTCAATTTTCATGACGTTTCTCCTCATGCATGCATTGCAATGTCGAGCGACACAGCCCGACGTTCAGCCTCAGCCAGCGACACGCCAGCCTTGATGGCATAGGCCTCGATCAGGCCAGCGCAGCGATCAGCAGCGCCCGGATAACTCGCCCGCAACAAACGGGCAGCATTCTCAAGGATCATCTTGGCACTCATGGTTTTTTCCTCCTGATGAAACCATCGATGCAGCCCAGCCGGGCTGCACTATTGTTTCACTTCAAAGCACCTCTGCCGTTCTCTGGGGGACTAACCTGCGCAACGCAGAGCCGTTGTGTCCCTTCCGATACCAGACCGCGTTTTAGGCGATCACCTGAGCATCAGTGCTGCACCCCGTTTGGTGGGAAGTCCCTGCTTTGTGGGCCGATCAGACTGCCGAGCCGTGGCTCCTGTCCAATCCGCGCTAGGCGGGAAACTCTCTCTACTGGCCGTGCGATGCCTTTATGTCAGTTCCGCTGAGAGGTGGCGGCGGTGCCGGGGTCAGGGTGGGGGGGCCAAGCGCCGCGCCGTCCCTTCCGACACCAATAGACTTAGTTCCCTTTCGCACCCTTGTCAACACCTATGTTCCCTTGTTTCCCCTTACATGCAGCATGGCAGAAAGCCCAATCACCACAGGGGTTTGGGATGGCAAAAAAACCGGGAACGTGTAGGATGTTGAAAGTTCGTTGGAACTTTTTCTGGCATCACGCTGGGGCCAGATCAGCCAAAACGAACAACCCCAAACATTCAGGGGGTTGAATGCATCAAACCCCGAAAGCCCAGCGCAGCGCAGGACAGATCGATGAACAAACCAACACTGACAGTGGTGTCCGACACGTCGAACACAGGCACCAACACAGAGGCCAAGACCCCAAGGGGAAGGGCATACAAAGGCCAGCCAAAGACCAGCGGCCCAAAGACGCCAGTCAACAGCGAAGGCCTCACAGCCAAGCAGGAAGCGTTCTGCATGGCCATCCTCAACGGCAAAGGCTTCAGTGACGCATACCGCGAGGCTTATGACGCATCAAACATGAGTGCAGCAAGCATCCATCAAGAGGCGTACAAGCTGGCGACAAACCCTAAGATTGCCCAGAGGTTGGAAAGGGCAGAGAGGGAAAAACAAGCAGAACAGCGCATGCAGCGGCTCTCTCGAGCGGAGCGCGTGATTGAAAAGCTGGAAGGTATCGGTGTCAGGGGCGATGCTGCTGATGGCACACAGGTGCGTGCGCTGGAACTGTTGGGCAAGACGCTTGGCCTGTTCGTTGATCGGGTTGAGACAGAAGACAAGACACCGCGTGATGCAGACAGCATCCGTGCTGAACTGGAACAGCGGATCAACAGGCTGATGGGATAGTTCAATTGCACTTTCCGGCGGGGGGGGTCTTGGC